ATACTGGTGATGGGAAAGTAAATGTAGTTGGAACAGAAGCATCATTAGAAACTTGAACTTGTGATGGTTCAAGAGTTGCTTGTGCATAGTCAGCAACTAAAGAACCTGTTGGTATTCCTAGTTCAACTGTTCTCAATTCACATGTAATTTTTTCGTTTGGATCTTTACTTGCAAAATATACATCCAGTTTTGTTACAAAAGCTCCACTTTCATCAACAGTAAATGATTGTGCAAGAGGATCACGACGAACAAATCTAGTGACATTTCTGACTAAACGAACAGTTTCAACTGTACCTCTCGCAGTATAAGTTGCTTCACCACTACTGATAAGAAGACTTCCTGGTAAAGACTCAGCATTTGTAGAACTAGTTGTGAGTTTAAATGTCTTTTCACCAGTAGTAAACTTTACTTTAGGACTTGGAGAGGACAGAGGATTTCTGAAGAAGAATGATCCACTCAAATCTCCAAATGTATCAGCAACTAACTTAATGTCAGATACTTTTGCTTGTGCCCCACTTGTTACTCCAAGAATAGTCATATCCTTCGCAATACGACCACTAAATTGTCCAACAACATCTTCCATCAAAGAACTGATATCAATGTTCAAGACTGTGGAAGATGCAGAATATACTTCTGGTAAACTTACACTTCTATTATAAGGATTGAGATCATATTTTGTGGATGGACTTGTTATAGGACCAGTTTTATGATTTGGTTGGCAAATTCTTGCTGCAAATATTTGTCTAGAACCAATAAATCCCTTGACAGTTTCACCAGACTGGAATACTCCAGATGACATAGTAATTTCTGTTAATTTTGGAATGATGTCCAAATCAGAACTACTATCAAAGAAATGATAATATCTTGCTAAAGGTTTTAAAGTAGATGCATTAAATTGTACGTTTCTAGATCTTATATGATTATCTGGTTCTCTAGATTCTAAAACAGTACTAATACTTGTTACTGCTCTACGTCTTCTTCGTGAAGGTACTACAGTTACCCTTTCTCCACCATCAATAGTAATAGTTCTTGTCCAAGTATCTTGTGCTGGAGAAATCTTAATATTGGCAACATATTCAACCATATTAAATGGATTTACGTTTTCAACTCTAGATGCAAGAGGTTGTTTAATCCATTCTTTGTTATCATATTTTAGAGTGATCAAATCGCCAGTTTTTTGTACATTTGGATCAAGAAGATCCGAATCTAAATCAAACTGATTGTTATTTGGATTTGCTGTAGCAACTTGAGGTTTTAGTGAGAAATAATCTACAGGAGATCTAAGTTCATTGTCCTTGATTCCAGACTCAGAACCAATATCCATTCTCTGATTATCAGAAAAATCATCAACAAAGAATCCAGATTTAAATCTATCTAAACCATCAGCATCTCTAACCTGGAAAGTTCTTGTATCAAGCTCAAGTAGAGAAAGTGATGTAAGAGTTTCTAGGTTCTCAACCCTATCTTCAATCTTTCCAATATCTCTCATAGTATATCTTCTATTATCTACGAGAGTTATTACTGCATCGGAAGTATTATAGAGATATGCTGGCAACTCAATAGTTGCTAATTGCATCATATCTCCAGTGATATCAGGTTCTTTTGGATTTTCAGAACTTACTCCTTTGATTACAGAAATATTTCCTTGTGCAGTAAATACTACTTTATCAATTCTTGGGAGATAATAACTATATCCAACTAAAGAACTTTCATCTGGTGTTACGATTAGATTTGGATTAGTTCCAGTTGTTGCAAACGTTCTACTAACATAATCAAAAGGTGATGTTGTTGTAGAACTAAACTGAGATACTCTAGGTCTAAAATCTAAGGTATCAGATGCCCTAAATTCACCTGCAGTAGGTATGTCCTTCTTAAATCTTTCAGATGTATAAGAATTTACAGTGTAAACATCACCATTATCATTGGATGGTACTGTATAGTGATTATAAATTGCAAGAAGTTTTCTGGAAGGAACATAATTAATGTTCTTTTTCCTTACAATTCTAGAATAATCATAGAACTGCTCTTTTACTCCTTTATCAAGAGTGTAGTTGTTAGTAACATCTTGATAATTGCCAAGACCAATTACTTGTAATGGGGCAGTAATTCCAGATTCTTCAAATCTTACATTTTCACCAACAACAAATTTGTCATCGGAGAGATAAACAATCTCAACTTTTGTAGAAGAAGATCTTGTAACTACCTGAGCGATAGATTTACTGGTTTCTCCAATAACTCTTTCACCAAGAATGCATGAAGTATTCAGAGCAAGACCTGAAGGAAATTCTAAAGAGTCCAGTACTGGTGTTGAAGTTCCTAGCGATTCATAAACTGCAATAACTTCTACAACATCTGGAACATTCAAACAAATTTCTCTATCTTGAATTCTGGTGCCGTAAAAATCACTTTGAGTTGTTTGGGAAATTGATGTAGATACACCGGTAGCAGATTTAGTTACTTCAACTTTTGTGCTTCTAGTGAAAACTTTATTTTTATTTGTGATGCCAATTTTCTTTACAGTAGTATTGACTGTTACACTACTAGTTTGTGATGGAGTCAATCCAGTAAAGTTGATAACTTGACCAGAAGAACTTAAAGATACTTGATCATTGGTTAATGTTTCAATGCTACCATCGGCATAGTGAACACTATATCTTTCTTGATCAAATGCTTCAAACAAACAACTACTAATTCCAGTTGCCGTTACATTAATAGAGAGATCTCCTGTAGAACTTGTTGTTTGCTCTCTTATTTGGCTAGAAACAAGCAGATTTGAAGATCCCAAATTAACAGAAGAAATATTAGTTTCTTCAAGAGGAGCAAATAAACCACCACGATCTCTAACAACAGGAGATCCTAAAGTAAACGTTCCTACAAAAGTGGAACTTGGGAGATTACCATCACAGACATTGGTTATATCTTCTTCTGCGAGAAGAGTCAATACTGTTTTGGTGGAGTTGATTGCAGAAACTCTGTTAAAGGTCTCATCAGATACTCCAGCAATCTGATATCTGATAACATCACCTACTTTAATATTATCAAAAAACTTTCCAGGACAGGTCATTAAACCACCTGTCGTAATTTGTACAGTATCTGCTATCCCAAAACCAGGTGCAAGTTTTCTTTCAAGGACAGTATCGGCAATAAAATCTATCTTTAATTCAGAATTTAATGCGGTAGAATCTTGATATACAGATTTAACATCTTCAATACTATATGCCGTTACACTAGCAATAGAACGAGAAAGTTCTGTACTCTCATTAACTAAAAGTTGCTCACCAACAATAAAAGTACCAGATGTTTGAATTAATGTAACGCTAGTTGATCCACCTGGAGCAGTTTGTACATATCCAGAAGCACCACTACTAACACCTCTGACAAAAGAACTTGCTGGCATATCTGCAGTCAAAGTACTTTCGTTGAGGGTAATTGTAGTATATGTTTGAACATCAAACAAATACAAATCCCAAGAAGTGGAAAGATCTACTTGTGCTGAATCTGTAAGACTAAAATTGTAAACTCTTGCTTGACCGATCTCTGTTCCGGTTGCAGCAGAGGTACTAGATCCACGTCTCCTTCCTTGTAATTTTACAATATTGTTATTGCTATTAACACCAAATAAAGGAGTTCCTTGAACATTATTGACACGCATCAATGTTCCCATTTCAAATGGGACAAGAGATGTTGTTATAGTTTTTGTATCTCTTGGTTTTTCAATATCAACAATCTTTGTGGATTGATTTTCTACATCATATCCTTTTACATATGCCTTGCCAGCAGATACGGAAACTGCCATGAGGTCTTCAGAAGGCGTATTGCCATCATCCGTAGATTGGTCGGAGAAATATACCCCACCATTTCCAAGTCTATCATTTAGAGATTCTTTGACATCAATATCAAAAGTGTCAATAGAATAGTTCCCAGATTCTTCAAATGTTCTCTTAGCAAAATAATCTCTGATTAGATTATAGACAGATTTATTTTGAAGTTTCTTTACTACACCATTATCTACTCTAAGAAGTTCTACAAATGTCTTATCATCATTATCACTTAAAAGTTTTTTGGATAATGTAAGACTAATTTTTAACCTATCTGCACCTGGTGCAGCATAGTTTGAAAATCCTTTAGCATTATCATAAAGGGAGTTATCATCTTTCGCGGTAATAATCTCCTCAAAGATGGTCAAACCAACTCTGTATGATGGAGTGTTCGTATATGGATCTAATACTATTTTATCCGAATCAACGTCTACAAAGGTTCCTCTGATAAAATATACACCAGGAGCAATAGATACTGCACTTCCTACTCCAGTAGCATCTTCTGAAATAAGAGATGCTACAGTTTCTCCCGCATTGATTGATGTATTTCCGTAAGTAAAGGAATCTTCAGTAATTAAAACTTCCCCATCTTGAAAGGGTTCAATTGTATTACTACTTCCAGATTGTGTATATTTTACAAAAATTGTCGGATTAGTGAGTCTATTTTGATCAGATATATTTTCATATCTGTCAACCTTAGCAATAATTCCAGAAGTTTGACCCCTTAATCTTTTTCCAACAAGAAAATTTCCATATACGGAGATATCAATACCAAGATGATCTGCATTTAATTTAACCGCAGGATATTCTGAGTCAAACGTAATATTTCCAGGGATCACCATTGATCCCTCTTTAAATATATGACTACCAAACGATTCTATCTGATTCTGCAAAATTGATTGCAGAGTCGTTAGTTCCCTAGCTTGAACGGGAAATCCTGGTTTGAATAAAACTTTATAAAAATTATCATCCTTATCGAAATCGTCAAAATAAGGATTGATATTAAGGTTTGTTTTCTGTGGCATTGTTTAGAATTCCAGGATGATTTTAACGTCTTCTTTTTGTCTAGAATTTCTGGAGATTGATGGACGATTGTCAATATAGACAATATCTCCCGACCCTTTATTTATCTCAGGATTGGCAATGCCATTTGTAATTTGGGTGCCAATAGAAATAAGTTTTGTTCCTGTTGGATTTGTAGTGATACCAGTAAATCCAGTATCAATAGATCCAGAGAAACCTCCAGGTGTTGTAACAGTATTTGAATTTGAAGCAAATTCGTAAAGATTTCCATTAGTAGAAACACCAACATAATCAGTCTGATCAAAGGAAGTTTGATTCAAGAAAGCGTTTCTATCTTGGAAATACTTGAGGATTTTAGTTTCCGTATCATATGATGCAACGAAACCAACTGCTTTTCCACCAGTAACACTCTGACTAATTTTATCTCCTACTGAAACAGTTCCAGTAACAGATGTAAATTTAAGTGCTCCTAAAGAAGAAAATTGATTTTCAGTGAAAACTACTGTAGATCCAATAGAAGTTGGATTTTTAACGATACCAATTTGTGCAAAAGTTACATCAGTTGGAAAGTCTCTAGTAGAATCATCAAATCTTGCATAAACAAGAACTTTATCTGCACCTAATTCTTTATAAACATCATATCCATGTCCTTTTGATGGAGGAATAATTGGAATGAGTTTTGCTTTAACTGAAGAATTTGAGTTGATAGAACCAAGATCAACAATTCCGTAGGTATAATTTTTACCACCTGCAGAAACAACAGTATTTGTTATTCTACCGTTTACATCTACATCAACAATAACTTTTGCACCGCTACCATCACCTAAAATGTCTACTTCATGAGAACCCTGAGAATACCCAGAACCTTGATTATCAATGTATACTTTTTTAATTTGATTCTCATTAACAGTAGAATCTCCGTTATTTCTAACAGCAACTATTTGAGCATTAGTTGACGATTCCCAATCACTTGGTAAAGAGATATATTCAGTAGAATCAAATTTTACAATATCGCTTGGGGAAACAGTATAAACGTACTTCCAAACATAACCATCACCACTCACACCAGCTTTAGATGGTTCCAGATCAGTGAAAGTTGGTTCATCAAGGGAGGCATTTCCGGTTGTATTGATTCCAGAAGAACCATTATCAATACAAACATAAACCTTAAATTCACTATTCATCACATAGTAATTTGCATCATAAAGTCTAGAAGACTTCGTGTTTGGTGACAAATTTGTTAAACTATAATCATGACGATATATTTCATATTTCGTACCTCTAGTCCAATCAATTCTTCTAACAAGTCTTCTTACATTTGCAGAAGAAACTTTCTTGCCAAAAGACATGTTATCACCAATAAATCCAGCATAATCAAAATTATCTACTGGACTGGGAGTATTGGTATCCCAGTTTGTTGTTCTGCCAAATCCAACCGAAGAAGGATTAGACAGACCAACAAAAACATAGTAAGAGTTATCAGAACTAGTGACGGAATCTACAAAATTTCCCGCATTTAATATTCTAAACTGATCTGTTACAATTGCAGCCATCTTGCTAGCTTTTTTCTATATTTATAACTATCCCAGATCCTTTCTTAAAGATCCATTATCTCTAAGTCCAAATCCACGTCTTTGGATAGTTGGGAATGTTGATAATCCAGAATCAACCGTAAGTCCTGTAACGCCAATAGAGACAGGTGAAGATGCTCTGCTAAACCCAGATAATCTTCCCCAAGAAAGGAATCCTCGTGGGTCTGTAACGCTACCCGTAGTAGTCAATCCAGCATGTGATGTTGTGGAAAGAATATTACAAGTTGCAACTCCAGTGGTTGAAGTTGTATGCAAAGCATTAATGATGTAAACATTATCAAGGAAAGATGTTCCAATTCCAACGATAGAATTGTCAGATCCATTGATAGATGTAACACCATTACCAACACTAGTATTCTTAATAAGAATTGGATATCCAGTTTGGAGATCAGATGTATTAGAAGCAGTAAAACTAATTTCAAGTGCAAGTGGATTTCCACTAGTACCAACTGCTGTTGTAATTCCAGTAATTGTAGCAGCAAATCCAACAATATCAGTAATTCCTGCCAAGTTCTCAATAGAGACCGATGGAGAAGAAACGATTACTTGTGGTGGTGCAGTATGAGTATAACCGAAACCTGCATTTGTTATTGAAACCGCAGAAATAGAACCATTGGTAATAGTTGCAGTTGCAGTAGCAGTTGTTCCGATACCAACGCCTATTGACTTTGGTGCTGAGATCTTGATAGTTGCAGATCCAGAATATCCAGAACCACCATCAGTAATATCTAAAGAACTAATAGTTCCTGTAGAAGAAATAACAGCAGTAACAGCAGCAGAAACAGGTTCTGTCGTTGTATTTACAAGAAGACCGTTGAAACTGTTGATAACAATGGAAGATTCATTTTCTTCATAATTAAAGAATTGTGCATCATCAACAAATATTTCTGTTGCGGAATCAGAAAGATCTCCAATAACTTTTGCAGTTGGATAAACTTGAGTTTCAATAGAATCTCTAGATTTGTATACAAATTCACCACCAAGTACTTGGTCTCTCTTTTGTTTTACCCAACTCATGGGTTTAAAGTTTGTATCATCAATTCCCAATCCAGCGTAGATATTTGTTTCTACTCTGTCGGAAGTGTTTATATTATATACAGTTCTTGGATCTTGTTCAAAACTATGCTGAGTCTTCTGCATTTGCAGAATGTCTCCAGGTTTTACAGTGGCATTTACGTCTACACGCAGACTGTCAGAACCTCTAGTTCCTCTGTAGAAGAAAATATCAATATTATCATTTAAGGATGGGGGTGTTGTAAACACAATAGATGTACCACCCACAAATTGATAATGTACATTTGGTTGCTGAATAACACCATTGACATAAATCAGAAGGACTGCCTCAAGATCAATTTCCGCAGAATCTGGATTGTTTACATCAACTTCAAAACTTAACAATTCTCCTTTATAGTAAAGTGGGAATCTTACACGAGAACCATTTACTAAGTCTGAAATAGAATCAATATAATCAAGTTCACCAATTTGCCAAGAAGCAAAGTTGTCACTGAATACATCAATAACTTCAAACTCAGGTTCATTGATCATAGAGGAAAGACCCCTTGCAGTTACAAGACCAACTGGTTTAAACTTGTCACCAATTTTAAATCCATATCCATTTCTAGTAATTTTGAAGTTTTTAACTTCAAACAAGGTAGATCCAATTCCAACAGAAGTAATTGCAGCACCAACTTCAACATTCATAAGCAGATTGCTGCCAGTATCTGTTGTGTTGCCAATACCTAAACGCGAAACACCAGTAATAGGAAGATTTTCATAAGATGGTGAAGGAATATTGATTGTTGGATTGTAACTATATCCAGTTCCACCATCAACTACATTGAATGCAAGTGTACCACCTGCACCAACACTAACAGTAATAGATGCTGGGTTACCATTGTGATTTGGGTCGGTTATGCCAATTGAAACTGTTCCATAATATCCAGAACCAAGTTGATCAGTAGTACCAAGACCAACACTCTGAATAACACCACCAGAAACAAAAGCTGTTACCGAAGCACCTACCAATGGAGCAATTCCAAGACCTTGAGTAGATCCAAGTGAAACAATCATTCCACCTCGTGGAAGTTGATTCTGATTAACATCTTCATCAGAAATTATCAGATCTCCGCCAGAATCTTTAACCCCAGTGAATATAACACTTGAAATTCCAGCATTCTCATTGAAGATATAGTTTCCACCAGTATTATTATCTGTTGTTGGAGTTTGGAAAATGTTGTTGATAAAAACAACTCCACTTCCAGTTTCAATTCCTGTAGTATTTGCACCTCCAACTGTTAAGGTGTAAGTTGCACCAATGCCAGTAAACTGCCTAGAAATATTATCATAGATTTGATTATTGGTATAATCATTTCTGAGATAAATTCTACCGTTGAATGTGGACTTATTGTAAGGAATGTTACTTGAGTCAACCAATTCTTGAGTGTTACCTCTAGGTGCCTCAGTGAAATGGATCTTACTTCTGGTCATATTGTAAGAACCTTGATACAACCTGACAGTAGATCCATCAGTGTGTGTTGTTGCCAGAGATCCAACAAATCCTCTTTCAGATTTGACGATATTGAAAGATCCAGTACCACTAATTGGTCCAACAGTAGTGGTTCCAATACCAACAGCTTCTACTTTTACATATTCATCATCAATTCTTAAAACATCACCTGGAAGAATTGAAGAAATGCCAGAGACTCCAAAATAAATTGCACTATTAGAAATAGAACCACCATTATTATTTAAAGTATAGTTAATTGGAGTAAATGCTAATGGTGCTCTAGAGATACCATCAATTGTAATTAACGATTTCTCCAATTTCTTTTGCATTTCAAGAGTATGCCCATTTCCACTTCCTGCAGAGTTAAATGTAACTGCAGTTCCTGTCTTAGTAGTTGCGAGTTTAAATTCATTATTATTAATTTTGATCGCATATACTGTAGATGGAAGAATAGATCCATTGGACATAACCATAGAAGTGCTGGCACCACCAATAAATGTAGATCTTGGAGTATAGATTAATCTTTCACGATCACTAAAGAAGTGATTTGGAATAGTAAATACGCCAGTAGAAAGATTTACAGTTGTGGATATACCAGGATCAAATTGCTTCTCAAGAATTGGAATACCATTGTGATTAAGATCAAAATCAACTTTATTTGTTCTAGTACCATTAACAGAATTGAATTGTGTGGTTTTCAATTCTTCATTAACAGATCCATATGATAATGTCGCAGGAACATTATTCAAATCTTTTTCGGTTTGAATAATTTCATTGTAAAGTTGTACTGTAATATCATCAGTAATGCTTGGATCTGGGTGGAAAATTAGGATAAAGTTGCTTCCATCAATGGATGCACCAAATGTTCCGATTCCCATTGTACTACCAATGGAAAGGTGTGGATACTGAACAGTAAATGCGTTAGAATTATTATGATTGAATAATACTTGATGAAGTGCAGATGTATTTCCGTAAGAAACTCTTGCAGTGGATTTAACTGTGGTTACATCCGATTTATCATAAGTAAGTACAGTAGAAATTCCTGTACCAGAGAAAGTTGAGAACTTAGTTTCCAATCTACCTTCTCTTACAGAACTATCTGGTTGCCCAGATGCTTTGAAGATGTGTGTACCAATACCACTACCAGTAGTACCAAAACCAACAATTCTAGATCTAATTAAAACATTATTAGATTCTGTATTTTCAAAGTTTAACTTGAGAATACCCGAAGAAATATTGCTTGTGAAGGTACCAATAAAATTGTCAGAGGTTTGTAAAATATCATTATCAAAGTAAAAATCAGATCTGTAAGTATCTGTTCCATCATGATCAATAAACATATCAACAATAGTCTTATCTTTTGTTGATATATCAATAACCTCAATATTAGCAAACAAAGATTCTGTTGAATTTACATTGCTTTCATAAACAGTCTCAGTAATTCCAGAACCAACAGAAACATTATTACCTACTAAGTTGACAAATCCAATAGATTGTGTTCCAACTCCTGCAAGCGTTGTATTGAAGTTGTTCTTAATAAACTTAACGTCAAGATCATCATTATATGGATCATTTGGTGTAAGTCTCAAAGAAACATTATCAAATTCATCTTTGAAAGATTCAATATTTACAAGAGGATTTTCCGTATTATCAATTGATGCTTTCTCAACAGTAATCAAACTATCAGTCTTTGTATTGACAACAATCAGTTCAGTAGCCTGAAGATCATTGTTATTTGGATTAATTGTTTGAACTAGATATCTGCTATATCCATCATTAGCAACAAAACTATCAATGTCCTTGTAAAGAGTCGTGTTAGCATTCTCACTATTAGAGAATTCAGAGTTGAAATTATCAATTGTAAGAACTCTGTTTGTCTTACATTCAATATAATCAGCAAGTCTCTTATTTTGGAATTTGATATACTTGGATCTATTATCAAAAGTATCAATATCAATACCAAAATCAAAGAAGTTGATTGCATCAACTCTCATTGTTGATCCATTAGCACTTAAATTGATAATATCAATTAATGCACTACTTAAGGCATCTGTACTTCCTGCAGATACTTTTCCTTCAGATGTTATACCAGTATCAGAAAAATTCTTTAATCCAGAAGAGTGAAGTACTCTATTAACAGGATTTACCCACTTTTCATATTCAATTGGACTCTTAATAGTGTAAGAAAGATTTTGATAATAATCATTGTCTTGAATTACCTGATAATCCTCATCAAGTTTACCAATGTCATCAGACCAACCATAGTCTGTTTTGCGTGAATAATCAACTTTAAAAACACCAGTATTTTCGGTAATAGAGTCTATGGTTGCTACAGTACCAGAGTTTTTACCAACGATAACTTCACCTTCAGAAAGATCATAAGTTCCATAAACTTTAATTCCATCATTGAGATTGTCAGCAATGATTAGATCTCTTTCCGTATAAACATCATTCAACTTAGTTAAAATAGATTCGCCAATAATAAATTCTAATGCTGTTTGCTCAACAGTGAAAATTGGATAGTTGTCTTTGTTGACAAGATTTGCAAAAGTACTTTGTCCATCTGTTTGAGCAACACCTGGATTAGTCGCATATGGGGAGATATCAAATTCAACTTCTGCTGGATTGGTATTTCTATATGCACTGACTCTGAAAAAATTGTGTGCATAATCTTTAGAGTTGAATCCAGTACCAGTTGTGGATGCTAAAGAAATATTTTCAACATACACAAAGTCATTGAGTGCAAATGGTGCCGTAGCGGTTGTAAATCCAAGAGTTGGTGTTGAAAGAACACAAGTTACAATTCCAGATGATGATGAAAATACACTATTTACGCCTACACCATTGCTATTATTGGTAGCAAATACTTTAGTTGTTACATCAGAAAGACCTTTTGGAACATCAAGTATTTCAACACTATCAATAGAAGACCCTTGCATCTTAGCAACTAAAGATCCAGTATCATATTCAACTCCAGTATCTGGATTTACAAGAACAAGATCTGGCGCAGAAGTATATGCAGATCCACCAGAAAGTACAGTAATACCAGATATGGTATTTTTATTAATTACAGTTACATTTGGAGAGATGTAAACTTCTGGACTTAGAGTTTTATCTGCAGAGAAATCAAATCCAGAATCTTGAATTGTGACTTGATTAATTCTACCAATTGAAGAGGATTTTGTAATAATATCTGCATTGGTACCTGCAGTAGATGCAATGCTTACAAACTTAGGAAGCTTCTTATAGTTTGAACCTCCGAAAGTAATTTGCATTTTATCAACTCCACCAAGAGCTCTTGGTGAAGACGTTGCATATTTCAATACACTTGTATTAGATTGATTGTAGTTTAAAGTTTCTGGGACACTATTCAGAGAAACTACAAAAGTTGTATTTCCAACACCACTAATTTTATAAGATCCCTTATAAACACTATCAACAAAATTGATCTCGGAATAATTTTCTACTTCAGTGTCAGAAGTACTAATGTAACCTGCTCTATCTAATTGATAGTAAACTTTTGATGGGAGATTTTTCTGATAATTGAGAGTAAATGTTGATGGAGTGATTGTATTTGCAATACCAACTGTTCCTAAACCAACAGAGTTGAAATCTGTAGAGG